CTTTTGGGCCATACTCGATCATTGCCATCCTGATCTGTTCGGCTCTTTTATTCTCAGCCAGGATATCTGCTTCGCCCTGAGTCATGGGCAAGTCAAACTTCAACCCTAGATCGCCATACTGTGCGTTTAGATCTTCAGGGGTTCTTAATCTGCCTTCTTCAATGCTTCGCCTGGTTTGTTCAGACATAAAGCTTTGATAGCCTTCTTCGACTTCTGCAAGTCTGCCTCTAATTGTTTCGTACTCAGGAGTATCTGGATTGGCAAATGTTAAAGATCTATTGAGCTGCTTAATGCTCTGGATGCGATCACGTTCGGCAATCGTTACTTGCTTGCGCTGTTCTTCGGTGTATCTGTCCCTGTCAGCTAAAGCCCGCTCTGCTTGAGTAAAGGCTAGGTCGGTCAAAGTTTCGTCAAACCGTCCCGCAAGCGCAGTGGTCAGATCAATCTCGCGCAACTGGGCGCCAAAAGTTCTAAGGTTTCTGCTGTCGTATAGCTTCCTGGTGAGAGGCGCTGGCATTAGAGAAACCCACCAGCTGCAACAATGTCTAACCTTGGCGGGGCATTTAAAAATACGGACAAAGCATTAAACTTCAGCTCGTAATAATTGCCATCTTGAAGCTTGACAGGCAACATATCTCCATTTAGGTTGTAATGCAGAACCGCACCATCTCCAGTTTCATTGTTTAACCAAACGCCATCGCTTGATAGAGACTCAACATCTACCGCCATGTCGATATAGCCAGGTAAATTGGGATCATTCAAAGGCGCCAGGCCAGCCTGTTCTAACCTACTGGGTTCTAAGGCTTCCTCCAGGTGGGACAAGACATAATTAGGATTAGCGTCTCGCGGAACAATTATCATCGCATTGTCTTCAAGCATTACCGTTTCAGGGAACATATCTTCTATAACCATTTCAACAGCCGTTAGCGCTGTTGTATTGGTGTTGTTCATATATCCATAGCCAAGTTTTTTAGCAACATCATAATTCATGTTCAACGTCTTTAACGCCGCATTAGTTATGTCACCCCCTGTAAATGCAGTGGAATACTCTTGCATTGCATCCAAGTACAACATATCGAAGTCTTTTGCCTTGCCAGCTTCAAGCGGCTTTTTAAGCTCGTCCGGAGTAACAGTGCTCAACCCAATAATCCTTTCGGCTAAAACGGGTTTGTCTCCAAGATATCTGCCGCCAACAGCATATTCTGATGCCAGACCGGCCTTGGTTAGATCCTGCAATGCCGTTTCATAGTTCTGCCCATACAAGGACTGCATTGCTCTTAATTCATTTACAACAACGTCAAGCTGCCCATCTTTGGTAGCTTTATCAAGTGCCGCCACCGTATTGTTTGCTTCTGAGGTAGTTAAGAAAGGTGCAGTAAATCCAGGGTTTTTGCCCTCCATATAGTCTTGGTCATCTTGCCGTTTGATAATCGATTCTTGGTCTACAAGCGGTTTAACTTCCAGCTGACCTGTGCGGATATACCAGCCATAAGGATCAGATCTTAACTGGGCATTCATGTTCTTATACAGCTCTTCGCTGGCCTGGAGCATTGCAGCTTTGTTTCTAAAATCAGGATTATCTGTGGTCATTCCCGAGACGGCTGTTCTCTGTGTATTAACATCAGCAGCCAAGTCGGCAACGCTCATATTCTGTAGCGCTGGGAATCTTTCCGCTACAAAGTTTAGCTGGTCAAGATCTTGTTGAAGAGATGGATCCACCCTGCCGTATAGGTCAACATTTTGTTGGATCTCAAGCATGGCTTCTGGAGATATTTGCGCTCCCAACTCAAGGTTAGTCATCGTGTCTTGTATGGTTCTTCTGGTCGTCTTGACCTTAACCTCGAAATTCCTGCGCTCTTGGTTAAGCTGGCTTTCCAACTCCCGCTTTACTGGCGCAATATCCTCTATGGTTAGTCCAGTAATCTTCAAGTTATTAATATAATTTTCTTTGTCTTCCAGCGTCACAAGCTTGCTATAGCGGTATACAGCATTATTCTTTAACATCTTTTCACGGAGGTTTTGCGCTTCTTTTGCTGCCGATACTGGATTGTAGCCATGATCCAAAGCGTATTGCTCGGCCTCTGCTGTCAGTTCTTCTACCCCTTCAGGTGAAAATGAGTCGGATGAAGAGTACAGTTCAGAGTTAATCGCTATCTGGTTTAAGCCCTGGATCGATTCTGCTTTTAATTTCTTAACGGCTTCTTGCTGATGATAGGTTGTGTAGTTTTCTGCATGAATTGCCGAGATTGACAACAGATCGTTCTGCAAGAATGTGGCTCTTTCTACGTCCAAGCTTTCAGCAGACGCCATGAATCCGTCAGTCAAGTCTGCCAAGCTTCCAACAACTTCATCCATCGATACAAGCTCTGGCGATTGCTTGGCTTGGGCAACTATATCGTTGACCTGAATAGAATAAGCAGTCTTTAAGGAATCCGCTTGTATTCTTTGGTAGGCGGCGTTCTGTTCTTCCTCTTCCTTGGTTCGCTTGATCTCACGCTCTTGTATTTCACGATCAACAAACGCAGCCATCTTGCCAATGCTTTCAGAGAACCTGGCTTGTTCGCGCATACCGGCAAAGTCAATCTGCCCAATCCCAGCAGCTTGAACCCTTCCCGCTTCATATCTTGGTAATCTTGCCATCTTTAATCTCTACGTTACTGGCGCTGGTGGCGGTGTTGTTGTTGTCGTTGTCGTTTTTGGTGTTGGTATTTTGGCCGCGAGCTTTAATGCCGATGGGGCTAGAGATGTAGCAGCCGTGAGCATCCCGGATCTATATGCCGCCTTACCAGCAGCTTTGTACTGTTGAGCCTGGTAATTGGCCATTCCTGTCGCAATAATTGCGTTATCTCTGGACTGGTTATAATCCCTGGATCCTTCTCTCATAGCATAATTTTGCAGGTTTAATGCGCTGCCTGACAACGGATCAACACCACCAGCAGCAGCTCGCGCAACCGTGGATGCCAGATTTTCGTTTAACTGACGCAAAACATTAATGCCTTGCTGTTTGTATTGCAGTGCTTGAGCACGGCCCCTAAGCCTTTCTTGTGCAGCTTGAGCGTCATACTGTGCTCGTGCTACGGCGCCGCCCCTCCAAGCCGAATATGCCTGAGTCCCAGCTGCGATATAAGGCGCTGCAACTTTCAAGCCGCCAACGATTGCGGGAATGAATGCAAGTACTTGAGCCATATTAGTTACCTATACTCACTCTATATTCCAACCCAAGCAGCGTTAGCTTCAATGGGACGGACTGCGTTACTGTGATCTGAGAAGTTTGCGAAAACCCAAGCATACCCCTCACCGTTTTTGTTCCTGTAAATTCTGCAACCGGAGCGTCCAGTATACCAGCGCCAAACGCTCTAAAGGCTACCGGCTGGTTATTGACAACCATGTTCTGGCTTTTATAAACCGGAGCGTCTACCTGTACAATTCGTTTCTTCACGCCAAACACTGATCCCGAAGCCAATCTTGGCTCAACCGGCATGGTCTTGATTTCAACATCAAAGTCTATCCCAAACTCCCAGGTGCTATATGTTCGATCAAAGTTTACAGTCGGGCCTGTCTTGGTATTAGGCTCAACAACACCGTCCCCAATAACTTTAACGGGGTTATTAACATCTGGTTGATTCATTGTGCCAGAAGATGCCGATGTACCTGTCACTGCATAGTCAGTGAATATATTATAGTCAAACTTTAAGATATGCCCTTCAACATTTACTCCAATTAAGCCTGGGTCATACTTAACTAAGACATAAACATCAGAAACCACAACCGCAATACTGACAAATGTATAGTGACTTGGATTGGTTACGCCCAGCTCAATTCGGCTTGGCGCAATAACATTCTGATCCGGCAGGATCGAGTACAAAGTAATACTGCTATCATCTTGGTTTAGAATGTAGATCTGGTCCGCTTCATCCGTAGATACCGCTCTGCGCCTTGCCATATCAATCGGCGTTTTGAGAAGGTGCGAGCTGAGTGTGGACAGAGGGAGTGTGCCATATCCGCCCTGCTCTTGGTTGTATTGCATGGAAACAAGCGATTGACCTTGACGCTGAATGAACACGGCTGATCCGCCAATGTTTATAACGGGCAGCCCAGGCTTAGAGCCAATTTGAGTTTGCGGCTTGACCATAAAGGTCGCTGGCGTTACTGGCTGGCTGGCCTCTTGAATAACGACAAACTCACCGCCAGAAGTAAATATCTGTAGATCAGGGCCAGCATTAAGATTGGTGATCTCGTTGAACTCGTTGACGTTGAGGGTGGCTTCAATACCTTCGTCATCCAAGCCATCGCCTTGATCAAAGTCAAAGTATTGAGCAACCTTAGATCCCCAAAGTGTATTTGGACGAAGCGCTGTGCCACCAAAATAAAGCCTCGCCTCATAAAACGATACGGTCCTGGGCCATCCCAATGAGTCTGACCAGCTGGCCTCGTAACCCGTTTCTGCTTGCCAGGAACTGTTGAATATCGACGGCAGGCCAGGGCCATATGCAGGATTGGTTAGTGCTGTTGTATCAAAAAACGGTATCATCACAACGGCATTAACTACCGTGTCGCTAACATACTCAACGATCCTGGCTTGTCCGCCACTAAACGAAGATCCCTGCTTTCTACTGATAATCTCTCCGACACTAGCTGTGCCGAAACGAACAACCTTATATCCAGTCGTTGCATCTGGCGCGGTATCCCAAGTGCCATCAATCGTAATTGTTTTTGTGGAGACGTCATAAGCATGAGCGTGTTTTGATTGCCCACTACCAGTGCCGCTGGTTAGCGTTACATTCATGCCTACAGGTGTATTTAACCCTGTAAAGCTTGTTGCGGCTTTGAGTTGAATAGTGTTGGAGCTACCGCCTTGCGCTGTCCCTGTATCAGTAGTCCCGCCCGATCCAGTAAGAGTAATATTTCCATCCACTGCCGATGGCGTAATCGTAAACGCCGGGTAATGATTGTGGGGGTTAAATGCGTAAGTCGGTATGCTGGTAAGCGGCACATCTTCGAACGTCCAGTTTACATCCGAGTTCCGTATTAACCGTTTTGGGTGCATGTCCTGGTGGACAATGATTAAAGTATCAACGGCCTGAGTGTATTTAAGATCAGGCACCATTGCCGAAGTAATATCGGTAGCCGAGACGCTGACTTGGAATACATCGTTCTTGTAAACCTTAATAAACCCGCCTTGAACGGCAAGCAGATAAGTATCTGTCCTACTAAACTGAAACGGAATTAATTTAAATTCTTCAGCCGTTGGGTTGTCGTATATTTTGCTAATAGTACGCAACCCAGGACGACGAGTAGCGCCACCTTGCGGGTGAATGATTACATTTTTTGCTGATTCTAAACTGTTGGAGTATTGCTCAAGGTCGGTTCTGGCCCGAAGCAAAGGGTCCATCTCGCCAACACTGAAGTTTGTTTGGAATTGCGTATAACGAGCCATGCTACCCTCTTACATATATTAGGGAGTAATCCTCGATAACTTGCGGCGAATTGCCCCTAGAATCCACATTCATCGCTTCTCGGAATAAACCACCACGACCATTCTCGCTTGGTGTCCCGAATGAAAGTGAATTGAAATAGTCAGTCTTACTGATTTGATCGGTCACAACCAATCCCAATTCCGCAGCCAACACTGTACGCAGCAGCCGCACAAAGTACGCGGGCATTCTTTCCTCGGCTACAGACGTTTGATAGTCAATGTAAACCGTTTCAAGATTGGTGTACAACTGGTCGCCAAAGATCTGCCAGCCATAACGGATTGGTAATTGGTTAGTTGACGAATCAGCAAAGAGTGCTCGGACACCAGACAACATATCGCCTGGCAGTTGATAGGAATAGCTAAACTCGTTATCTGGAACGACCGCCAAACGAGCTAACTTAATCTTCTGGTATGACCAGCTCCAGGGATACCTGGAAAGTAAAGAGTCGCGAAGGTTGGGATATAGACTATCACATGCTTGAACAATGTCCGTCCCATCTGCAAATGAACTGATCGGTGCAGCTCCAAGCAGGATTAATGCTTCAGAGCATATCGAAATATCAGTATCACCTAATGCCATACAACGCCTCTCGCTAAATATGGGGCGACCGAAGCCGCCCCGTTTTACTTAGACTGTCAAAGCCGTAGTGATAACACCAGCAGTGTTGGTCGCAGTCAACACTTGACCGCCATCACTGGCATAACAAAGGATAAAATCCCCAGTTGTGATCAAGGCTTCAACGCTGTCAAAATAACCAGAGGCTCTAACAGCAGCTTTGTTATCAGCAGACGATGAAAAAGAATAGACAGCAGGGGAATGGCCGCTTTTAGAAGCGCCAACCGTTGCCCAATTGGTTTGTGAAAATGCCATGAGTCATTTCTCCTTTAGGATTCGGTGCAGTTAACCTGAATGATACCTTCAGAGTCGATCGCTACTGAGGCAGCACTAAACATGGAGCTAACCAAGAACGAGGTTTTCTCTGGAATATAGCTGACTTCAGTTCTCTGAGCCATTGATTCAGCATAACCCATCGCGTCTTTGTGCCATGCGAAACAGTTTCGCAGAGCAGCCGCTTTAGGAATACCGCCTTCATCACGGTTGCCCATAGTGATAAAGTTAAAGCCCATGAATGAGGATACTTCGCCTCGGACTAAAGCTTTCACTGTGTTGAAATCGCTAGAAGTCACTTCCTGGTCGCCCAGCAATGAATCTAACTGGCTTGCGTGCATGAGCAAATATCGACCTTCAGCAGGTACGTTATTCGTATTCATTGCGTTTGCAGTCGCTCGAAGCTTCTCGATGTTCATGTTAGAGGCTGCGCCACCAACACTCGTTGCGATAGTAGAGCTTGCATTACCAACCATTGCGTCAATACAAAGCTGGTCAAGACGACGAGCAATTGACTTGGATACGACTTCAACCAACTCTCGACGCTCATCAAAATTGATGTGTGATTGCTGGAAGATATCGCTGTATTCTGCTGCAATGTAATCCGTCATGCTCGCAGTTACCTGCGCGTAGGTGACGTTTAAAGGGGTGACATCAGTTTGCGGTACGCGAACCGTTGCTACACCTTTGCCGATTTTAGGAAACTTAACCGTGTTGCCCTGTACGTTTGTGCGAGTCCGCATCGTTCCACGAAGAACCGACTCAGCTTGATACGCTTGCTTTACTTCTGACTCGAAGAGAGTAACAAACGCTGTAGTTACATTCTGCGCCATGACAGAACCTCCAATAAAGTGAATTGATTAAACGCTACCGTTAGCCGAAATCGGGCGGTTACTTGTGGAGTCTGTCTCCACCACCAACGGAATCACCGTATAGAAGGGCCGCGAACGCGGTTAGCCATCAAAAACGAATATAACTATATTTTGTGAGAAAACGCAACCGTTAGATTTAATCTACTTTTGCGATGCCATCCACTGCTTTTCAATCTTACCGCGCCAGGCTGAATCAGTGTGCCATCTAGGATCCGCAATTGCAGATTCCAAATCACCCCTGGTCATTTCTGGCGTGCTGGGCGCCGACTGAATCGGGATGTTCTCGTTCGTAATAGCCTGGTGATACTTCAAAAACGCATTGATTGAATCTGCGCTGTTGAGGCTATTCGACATAGCTTCTCGCTCATTGTTAGATAACGGAGCTTTAATCAACAATCTTTCAGCCATTTGGATCTT